AAGCCTTTCCTTTTTAATCTCACCAAAGTGCAGTCCTTTTACAGGATATTTAAGCACGAGTTCATACACACCATTTCGCTCTTCAGTAACCTCACAAGACAAGGTATCCGCCAACGCACCAATACCAAAAGAGGCAAAGTTTGTAGTATTTTCGTTATATAGAATTGGAATCATAAGCAAACCCACCTCGGTATAATTTCTAGTTTTGTTATGCCTCCGCTAAAAGAAATAGTATTATTACCTCCAAAAAAGGTAGGAAAGCCATCACCCTCAACGGTGCTATTTTTCAGGACTGTGCCTTTGTAAAAGTTCATAATTTCAGAGTCGCATTCCACGTACTCGTCAATATCTGTAAATTGCCAAATGGCGTTATGATTTGCAGACTGAATTATAAGGCTACCACTTCCACTGCCATACACTTTGATATATGGTTTTGCAGCAAACGAATACGGATTATTAAGCACGACACTTGATGCTGTTCTAGTGGTTTTCTTCTGTCCTTCAAGAGAAAATCTATAAGGTTTGCAAGAAAAATTAATGGTAAACGTGCCTATTTTATTGATTTCGTCTGCAATATCTAGTTTGTTATTAAATACCGCTTGCCTTTGGAACTTGGTATCATACGTATCCGTCAAGACGTGGTATCTATCTGGTTCTGTATAAAGCCAAGCCTTCAAAGCGGTAATTTTATCTGCAAGCTCACTTATGCTTTTTGCAGAAAGGAAGCAGGTATAACTTATCGTCACATTTGGAAACCTACCGTTTGAAGTGATTAAATCACCACTACGTCCAGGGATTACCTCAAACTTTAAGTCATACTTGGGTGAAGAAAAGACATTTTTCGACATAATTCGCACTCCCATATCTGAAGAACGAATGCCGTTATAAACAAAATAATTTATCATCCCATTACCACCTCCTTGCGTTTTAAGAACGCTCCTGCTGTTTGCATAATTTCATTTGTTAGTTCGGTTATATCCTCGTTTGTGTAGTTGTTGAAAGTACCCACGCTGAACTGTAGCACGAAGCCTCCTCCGCCTATAGTACCAACACCGTCCATTGCTGTGCTTTTTACTGCGTTGACATCGATATTGCCAGGAAGAGCCGTAGATAGATCTGCCGACAAACCATCGAACACGCCGTTCAACTCGTCTGTCATATCAGTAGCAGACTTAATTGCCATACCAGCCGATTCGTCAATACCACCTGCTAGACCTTCCATTAACATATCACCAACCCACGCCATCTTTCTTGACGGGGACTTGATACCAAAGAAATCACAAATGCCGTCCCACAGGTCACCTGCCCAGTTAGAGACTTTATCCCACAGCCAAGTAGCAAGGCTTTGTATACCTTCCCACAAACCCATTACGAGGTTCTTACCAATATCAATGAATGAACCGATACCCTTACCGAATGCTTCGACAAGAGCCGACAAAATTTGCGGTACTGCCTTTACAAGCTCAATGATAATGGTTGGCAAGTTGGTAATCAGTGCCATAAACAAGGTAACACCTGCTTCAATTAAAAGCGGTATGTTATCAAGGAGAGCATCTATAATTCCGTTAATGATTTCAGGTATTGCTTCAACGATAGAAATCAAGATGTCTGGCAATGCTCCCACAAGGGAAGTTAAAAGCGTAATACCAGCTTCTATAATCTGCGGTACTGCATCAATAATGGCTGTAATGATACCGTGTATGATTTGCGGTATTGCCTCCACTATCGTAAGAATAATAGTTGGCAAGGCATCAATGAGTGCGGTTAAAAGTCTAATACCCGCGTCAATAATCAAAGGTATTGCTTCCAAAACTGCCGTAATAATGCCAGAAATAATCTGCGGTATTGCTGCCACAATTGCTGAAATAATGGTAGGCAAAGCATCTACGAGTGAAGTTAAAAGCTGAATACCTGCATCTATGATTTGCGGTATGGCATCAAGGATAAAATCAATAATTGCCATAATAAGTTCAGGCAGAGCCTCAATCAAGACAGGAATGGCATCAAGAATACCCTGAGCAAGTCCCATAATAAGCTGAAGTGCTGCATCCAAAATCAAAGGCAAATTCTCAATTAAAGTTGTGCATACCTCTACTACCACTTTCACAAGTGTTGGTATAAGTTTCGGTATTGATTTAGCTATACCGTTTGCAAGCGTAACAATAACCTGTGCTGCCACTTTTATAAGCAGTGGTAACTGGTCAAGTATTCCGTTTACAAGTCCTAAAACAAGCTGCAAAGCACCATCTGCTATCTGTGGCAAGGCTGCAATCAAGCCGTTTAGAATAGAGAAAACTATCTGCGTTGCAGAGTCTACTATAATCGGCAAGTTATCCACGATAGCCTTACCAAGCGAACCTACAACCTCACCAATAATCTCTAAAAGTTCTGGAACATACTGCATAATCAAGCCGAGTGCTTTTGGAAGAATATCCCCAATAACATCGGACATCGCACCAATATCACCGTTGGCTGCAAGAATACCATTACTGAACTCACCAAGAAGGTCAACACCGTCTGTAGCAAGGTCAGTAAGAATTGGAAGCAACACAGTGCCTAGTGCGTTTTTAGCTGCCGTAGTCCCAACATTTAAGTATTGGATCTGGTCGTCCAAAGCACCGTAAGCCGCAAGCATATCGTCTCCTACAACGTATCCTGCTTCTCGTGCCTGTTCGCCTAGTTCTTTCATTCGTTCCGCACCCGCTTCTATCAAAGGGTTTAATTCCTGTGCGGATTTACCTAAGATTTGCATACCAAGTGCATCACGTTCGGTTTCATTTTCAAGCTTGCCAAGTGCCTCGATTACTTCCCAATAAACAGTATCGCTATCACGAAGAGAACCGTCTGCATTAAGAACCTGAACACCTAGTTTTTCGTATGCTTCAGCAGAGAGCTTCGTTCCGTCTTGTACGGCTTTCATGCTCTTTATCTGCTTTGCCATTGATTTAGTCAATGTTTCAGTAGATACGTCCACAAGCTCGGCTGCGTACATATATTCTTGCAGTTTATCCGTTGCAATACCCGTAACGGTTGATTCGGTAAGAACGGTATCTGCATAGGCCGCACCCTCTGTTGTCATATCAATAAGTGCTTTACCTGCAGAAATGGCGGCGGCAGATACGGCAGCAAAGGCGGCGGCAAGTGTGGCAGCTACTGCTTTACAAGTAGTACCTAACCCCTCAAACTTACCACCAGCATCTTCGCTTTGTTTACCTGCATCCTCTACTTCATCACCAAACTCGTCAGCGTTTTTCTCGGCATCACGTAAACCATCAGATGTGGACTCTAGGGCATCTTCGTTTTGTCTTAATTCACGCTCCATATTATTTAGTTCTGCTTGAGCGTTATTAAGTTGAATTTGCCAAGCCTGTGTACGCTTATCGTTTTCGCCAAAGGACTCTGCAGCATTTTGTAAGGCATTACGCAAAACCTCTATCTTTGACTTTTGTGCATCGATTTGTTTTGCAAGTACCTCATTACGTGCTGTTAAACCTTCTACGGAGGTGGCATTTTTACCGAACTCTGACTCGACAAGACGCATTTCAGAGCCTAGAACCTTAAACTGTGAATTGATGTCTGCTAGTGCCTTTTTAAACTCTTTTTCACCTTCAAGACCTATCTTAAGTCCAAAATTGTCTGCCATTATCTCACCTCCTTGTTCGTTTTATATTCCATACGGAACAATGTCATCTATCGTCCTATCCACTCTTGGCTTTGTCATTCCATTGAATTGTTTATGACATTCCCAAAGGTCTAGGAGCAGACCAAAAGGCATAAGCCACACCTCGTCTTGTGATAAGTGGAGATGTGCTAAGCCGTAATATAAAAGCCGAGTAAACAACTCTTCGTCACTTACTCGACCTTCACGTTTTTTTCGGTATTCTCACTTTGGATATTTCTTTTTGTACCCTTATAAAGAGCTTCGGTGATAGCAACCTTGTAACTAGCCAAATCAAAAGGCGTAGTCAAAAGTTCTACCTCGTCCTCAGTTAAAAGTTCCCTCGGTGCATCTTTATGAGAAAGGTTGTAAATAAGAATAGACTGATTCGCAAGAACGGTAATGAGCCACACAATCTCACCGATAGCAAGCTCGAAGTTCTCATTCTTCATAAGTTTGTCACCGAGATTTTCAAGACCGCCATAACGTCCTGCGATTTCCTTTGTTGCTTTGGTAGTTAAAAGAAGCTCGTACTCCTTTTCACCAACCTTAATAATTGCACTTCTTTCGTTAGCCATAGTTTATATCCTCCTTATTTACTTTGCTGCAGTGGTATATTCAGGCTCGTAAACCGACTTATACCAGTTTGCTACAATGGTTGTATTTGAAGTATCACCTTCGGTAACTTCTGCCTTCCACGGATGTTTACCACGAGTATCAGGCTTGTTCCTGCGAAGGACTGTACCTTCAATGGTAGGTGTAGAGAAAGTAATGCTATCACCCTTTGTTGCAAGGTTAGTTGAAGGCACACCAAACACCACTCTGTAAAGCCAGAAATAACGATACTTGCCGTTTGCTTTCTTAGCTCTAAAGCCGATAGCTACGGGAGCACCACCATCCTCACCTGCGGAAATGACTACGTTGTTTTTGTCAATAACCGCACCAGTTAAGTCGGATGCTACAGTGTTACCAATATCGTCAATACCAAGTGAAAGAGTACCCGACTTAAATTCCTTTGCTACCTCTGCTGTTCCATCGTCTGCATAAAGCGTTGCCTCCACAAGTTCTACAGACAAATCTGCGGAGATAGCCTTTGCAAGCTGAATGGGAGT